TGGTCGGCACCTTGAGCTTCGGGCGCCGCCCGGCGGGGTTCTACATCGCCGGGGGTAGTCGGTTTGGCCGGCCCATCCGGCCCGCTGCCATGCCTCTCAGGGACCTGTGCGGAATCGGCATTTGTTCTCGGCTGGCTCCCGCCGCCAACGTCCGCTTTGCCCGGGTGGCCACCATCAGCACCGCGCTCTCCGAAGCGGATCAACTCGAAGCAACGAATGAAGCGATTCAAGAGATCATGAAGTACAACTTGACTGGAAACTATCAAGTTGTCGAACGCGAAGTTTCGTGATCTTTCGTCCATTTCGTCCATTCTAAACTTCGAAAGAGGGGGGAGAGGGTCCGCAAAAAGGCCCACCCCCCGTCATCGGCCCGCACCTGGCGTTTTCCCCGGAGGTGCTTTTGGGCAATATGAACCGGGGTTTCGGATAAGGCAGGGCGACATGTGTCGTTGGGGTCTTCTTGCGTTCGTTCCTTTCTACCCAACGAGGGGTACGCAAGTCGTCCTGTCCTACCTGAAACCCCGGTTCATATCCAGTAAAGGAACCCGGAACAGGAGAGAACTCCGTGGCAAGGGCCAAGAAGTCAGCCAGAGGACGGGCCGCCACTCCGGAGCAGCAGGAGAATCGACTCATGTCGCTCGCAGTCCAGCGAGCCGAGGAGATGCTACTGGACGGCACGGCTCCTCCTTCCATCATCACGCACTACCTCAAGCTCGCCACGAGCCGTGAGAGGCTGGAGCAGGAGCGGATCAGGGCCGAGAACGACATGCTCAAGGCCAAGGCCGATGCTCTGGCAGCCTCAGCCCGAGGCGAGGAGGCCTACAAGGAGGTTCTCGAGGCGTTCAAGTCCTACGCCGGAGGAGGTGTTGGGCTTGAGTCGGATTCGGACCTATAGCGAACTCTCTCGCATCGAATCCTTCGAGGATCGGTACGAATACCTGCGTCTCAATCAGGATCCAGGGGATCAGACCTTCGGTTTCGAACGGTATCTGAATCAGACCTTCTACCACTCCACCGAGTGGCGCCAGGCAAGGCAGAAGGTGATCCTTCGAGACGACGCATGCGACCTCGGGGTCCCAGGTCACGACATCTACGAGAAGATTCTCGTTCATCACATGAACCCGATTCGGCCTGAGGACCTTGAGGGAGAGTTCGATCCTGACATCCTCGACCCCGAGTACCTGATCTGCGTGCGACACGACACACACAACGCGATTCACTTCGGCGATGCGAGCCTGTTACCCAAGCCTCCTGTCGAGAGAACGCCGAATGACACGATACCCTGGAGGTGACCGTGGCTGACTCGATACTCAACGACATCAAGAAAGCCCTCGGCATCACCGAGGACTACACGGCCTTCGATCAAGAGATAATCCTCCATACCAACACGGCGATCATGTTCGCGGAGCAGCTAGGCCTGCCCTCGTTCAAGATCACCGGCAAGACGGAGACCTGGGATAACTACCTGACGGGCATCACGAAGAATCTAGAGGCCGTCAAGACGTACCTGTACCTGCAAGTCAGGCTCGTCTTCGATCCGCCAGCCAACTCGTTCGTCGTAACGGCGATCGAGAAGCAGCTTCAGGAGTACGCTTGGCGCATCAACATCCAGAAGGAGACCCCATGAGTGACACACTCGTGCACTACGGGGTCAAGGGGATGCGCAGGGGCACCCGTAAGAGCCGTGAGGAGCGGAACGCCGAGCGTCGCGCCAAGTACGAGGCCAAACTCAAGGCGAAGTACGGCATCGATGACGTCGGTAAGATCGAGAACTATCTCAAGAAGCGCAAAGAGCACGCCGAGAAGGTCAAGAACTGGCGTCTCGCCAACCAGCGCAACCGTCAGCTGACCGCTACGGAGCGTCGAGAGAAGTACTACGGCGAGTTGGACCGCGGGAAGCTGGGCAAGACGTACTCCACGGACGCCACACTCGCCGAGGCTGCCCGCAAGTTCTACAAGAAGGGGCACAACAAGCGTATGAGTCACTCAGAGCTTATGCACTTCGGCGTTAAAGGGATGAAATGGGGTGTCCGCAAGTCCCGCATCAAGAAAGCCAAACGCTGGAGTTCGGGTAAGCAGGCCAAAATAGATGGTATGTCCGATGATCAGTTGAAGAAGGTGAACAATAGACTTCGACTGGAGAAGGAGTACCGTCAACTGACCCAGACTAAGTTCGAGAGGTACCGCAACAAGGCGGGGAAGGCTGCCGAGGAGGCCGCCTTCAACACCCTGCAAGGATTTCTCCAAAAGGGTTTCAAGCAGGTTGCTGCTCGTGGCGGAACCGCCGCGGTTAGAGGCGCCAAGCGATTCAAGCACTCGGAGGCAGGAATGTCCGACAATCTTTTCTTCATCGACGAGGACGAGGTCCTCGCGCACCACGGTGTCAAAGGCATGAAGTGGGGGGTTCGCAAGCAGCGACCCTCTGGCGGCGCCGGTTCGCGTAAGAAGCGAAAGGGACTCTCCCGTAAGCAGAAGGCGGCCATCGCCGGTGTCCTGGGCACCGCGGCCGCTGTCGGCGCGGGTTACTACCTCCACAAGTCCGGTAACGGCAAGAAGATCGCCGCTCTGGCCAAGAAGGGCGGCTCCTCCGCCAAGAGCTATGCTCAGGGCAAGGGGCGAAACCTCGGAGCCCAGGCTCGGGTGAAGAGGGCTCAGGCCAAGCGCCTCGGTCTTTCAGTAAGGGGGAAGGCTTCGACAGCCAACGCCTACGCCAGGGGTTACGGTAAGGTAGCCGCGGGTGGGGCCAAGGGCGCCGGTGGTACCGCTAAGGCCTACGCCAGGGGTTACGGTAAGGTAGCCGTGGGCGGAGCCAAGGGTGCCGCTTCTCGTGCAGGAGCCGCGGCTCTCAAGGGCGCCGACCGGTCATACTTCGCCGGCAAGAAGGCGGTGCAGACGACTCGTAAGTACGCCAAGAACAAGGCGGTCCAGGCCGCAGTCGCTGGCGCCGGTGTCGGTACCGCGGCTAACGTCGGGATGCGCTACGCAGCCAACAAGGCGATCAATGGCGGAGGAAAGAAGCGCCGCCGTCGTCGCCGCTGATCATGCTGTCGAATACCGCTACCCCGCGATATTACGCAGAGTTCCGAGACGATGTCCTTGCTGGTCGTATTCCGGTCTGCAAGGAGATCGAGATGGAGATGAACAGGATTGATGATCGGATTCGCAATCCCGGTTTTTATTACGATCGCGACGCTGTGGAGGGATTCATCCGCTTCGCGGAAGCGGAGATGACTCTCACCGACGGATCCGATCTTCGACTGCTCCCCAGCTTCAAACTCTGGGCCGAAGAGATCTTCGGATGGTGGTTCTTCACTGAGCGATCGGTCTACGTCCCCAACAAGACGACGGCCGGCGGCCATTTCGAGAAGCGCCGGGTGAAGCAACGCCTCATCAACAAGCAATACATCATCGTCGCCCGAGGCGGGGCGAAGTCTCTGTACGAGACACTTCTGCAAGCCTATTTCCTGACGATCGACACGTCGACCACCCACCAGGTGACGACCGCGCCGACGATGAAGCAGGCCGAGGAGGTCATGCAGCCCTTCCGCACCGCCATCACCAGAGCCAAGGGCCCCCTGTTCGATTTCATGACACAGGGATCCCTTCAGAACACGACTGGCAATCGAGCGCTTCGCCAGAAACTCGTCCCTACCAAGAAGGGGATCGAGAACTTCATGACGAACAGTCTGCTCGAGGTTCGCCCCATGTCCATCGACAAGCTTCAGGGTCTCAGGACCAAGATGAACACGGTGGACGAGTGGCTTTCAGGCGATATTCGAGAGGATGTCGTCGGCGCCATCGAGCAGGGGGCTTCCAAGGTCGACGACTGGCTCATTCTGGCCGTGTCCTCGGAGGGCACCGTCAGGAACTCGGCTGGCGACAACATGAAGATGGAGCTCCTCAACATCCTGAGGGGTGAGTACTCGGATCCGCACACGTCCATCTTCTACTACCGACTCGACGACCTCAAGGAGGTTGCGGATCCGTCGACGTGGTTGAAAGCTCAACCGAATCTCGGTGCTACCGTCTCCTACGAGACATACCAGCGAGACGTCGAGAGGGCGGAGCACGTGCCCGCAGCCAGGAACGATATTCTGGCCAAGAGGTTCGGCATCCCCATGGAGGGGTACACGTACTTCTTCACCTACGAGGAGACACTACCTCACAATCGTCAGGACTTCTGGGGCATGCCGTGCTCCATCGGCGTCGACCTTTCACAGGGCGATGATTTCACCGCCTTCACATTCTTGTTCCCCCTCAGCCGGGGCAGGTTTGGCGTCAAGACGCGCTGCTACATCTCTGAGCGCACGATGCTTCGCCTTCCGGGTGCTACTCGTCAAAAGTACGAGGAGTTTCTCCAGGAGGGCTCGCTCATGGTGCTCGAGGGTACGGTTCTTGACATGATGAATGTCTACGAGGACCTTGAGGCGTTCGTCGCCTCCTGCGAGTACGACGTGCGTTGCCTGGGGTTCGACCCCTACAACGCCAAGGAGTTCGTGACCCGCTGGGAGAATGAGAACGGCCCGTTCGGGATCGAGAAGGTGATTCAAGGTTCCAGAACGGAGTCCGTTCCACTAGGCGAGATCAAGGACATGGCGGAGGATCGCAAGCTCCTGTTCGACCAGTCCATGATGACCTTCACCATGGGGAACGCCATCACCCTGGAGGACACCAACGGGAACCGCAAGCTCCTGAAGGCCCGACGGGAGAACAAGATCGACTCGGTCGCCGCTCTTATGGACGCCTGGGTCGCATACAAACTCAACAAGGACATGTTCGACTAGGAGGTGGAGGTCATAGGACTGCGAGACAGACTACAGCACGCCTACAACGCCTTCACTGGCAAGGACATCAGCCGGTCGACCCTCGGTCCTTCCTACACGGTACGGGCCGACAGGCTCGCGCTCGGTTGGACGGCCGACAAGTCGATCATCTCGTCCCTGTTCAACATGATCGCGATCGACGTGTCCGCCACACCGATCCGACATGTCGACACGGCTCAAAATGGAACCTTCATCGGAATTCGGCGCTCGGCTCTCAACGAATGCCTGATGCTCGAGCCGAACATCGACCAGAACGGTCGCTCCTTCATTCAGGACGCCGTGCTGTCTCTGTTCGACGAGGGGGTTATCGCCATCGTCCCGGTCGAGTCCGATCTGGATCCGAGGACGAACAACAGCTTCGACATCAAGCAACTACGCGTTGGGCGCATTACGCAGTGGTTCCCCGAGAATGTTGAGGTGGAGGTTTACAACCAGGCCACCTCGAACAAGGAGCGGGTGATCCTGCCGAAGCGCACGGTGGCCATCATCGAGAACCCTCTCTACGAGGTGATGAATAAGCCGAACTCGACCCTCAAGCGACTGAGCCGTAAGCTCTCCATGCTGGACCTGGCCGACGAGAAGACGTACACCGGCAAGCTGGACATCATCATCCAGCTCCCCTATGTCGTGAAGACCGAGGCTATGCGCCAGCGCGCCGAGCAGCGGATCCAGTCCATCGAGGATCAGCTGGGCAAGGGCGGTCACGGGATCGCCTACACGGACGGCTCGGAGAAGATCACCCAGCTCAACAGGCCGGCGGACAACAACCTTCTGGACCAGATCAAGTTCCTCACCGCGGAGCTCATGAGTCGCCTCGGCATATCCGAGGACGTCTTCAAGGGAACCGCCACGGAGATCGTCTTGACTCACTACTGGAACCGGGCCGTGGAGCCTGTATTGTCGGCTCTGGCCGATGGTATGAGTAAGGCCTTCCTGACGAAGACCGCTCGAACCCAGGGTCAGGCCGTCCAGTACATCCGAGACCCGTTCAAGAACGTGCCTCCGAGCCAGATCGTCACGTCCCTCGATACCATGCTGAGGGACCAGGTGATCACGCCCAACGAGGCTCGGACGAGGATCGGATTGCCGCCGTCTCCCGACGAGAACGCGGATCGACTCCAGAACCCCAACATCAACCCGCAGATGGGCGACACCTCCCTGGACGGCGAGGGGGATACTGAGGACTCCGGTCCTGATGTACAGTCGGTGCTCAGCACGCCGATGAGCCAACTCAAAGGAGAAGGATGAAGTTCGATTTCAGTGGCTGGGCCACTAAGAACGATCTGACCTGCTCCGACGGGCGCACTATCAAGCATAATGCGTTCAAGGAGAATGACGGCCAGCGTGTGCCGCTCGTGTGGCAGCATGGGCATCAGACCGTCGACAACGTTCTCGGACACGCACTGCTCGAGAACAGGGACGAGGGCGTCTACGCATATTGTGCGCTGAACGACACTCCTGCGGCGGACAACGCCAAGGAGCTCGTCAAGCACGGTGACGTCAAGGCGCTGTCCATCTACGCCAACCGCCTCGACCAGCGAGGGGCTGACGTTATTCACGGCAACATCGTCGAGGTCTCCATGGTCCTGTCCGGGGCCAATCCTGGGGCACTCATTGACAACGTTGCTCTGGAGCACTCGGATGGTTCATGGACCGAGTCCGAGGATGAGGCCATTATCTACTCCGGCCTCACGCTCTCGCACGATTCCGGAGACATCACGGAGGATACATATTCCATGGACGATGACGAGGTCTACGACGAGGACGACGACATGACTGTTGCCGATGTTCTCGAGACCCTCGACGACGATCAGCGGCTGGCTGTCGCGGCTCTCATTGAGGAGATCAGCGGAGACGTTGATGACGACGAGGACTACGATGACGACGAGTACGACGTCGACGACGAGGACTACGATGAGGACTATGAGGAGGACGCCGAGCACGGCGACTTCGGGGGTGATACTCTGATGCATTCCAACATTTTCGAGGGCGACGCGCTGCACAGCGTTGGTCCTCAGCTCTCTCACGCGGAGGAGGAGCAGATCTTCGCCGAGGCCCGTATGCCCGGCATGACTCTCCGCAGTGCCGTCCTGGCTCACGCCGCGGACTATGGTATCAAGAACCCCGAGCTGCTGTTCCCTGACGCCACCAACCTTGACCCGGAGCCGCAGCGCGTCATGCGCGAGAACTCCTGGGTCTCCAGGGTTCTCCAGGGCTCCAAGCACACGCCGTTCTCCCGCGTCAAGACTCAGTGGTCCAACCTGACCGCTGACGAGCTGCGGGCCAAGGGCTACGTCAAGGCCAGCCGGAAGAAGGACGTCGTCTACGAGATCGCCAACCGTAAGACCGAGCCGACGACCGTCTACAACAAGACCAAGATCGACCGTGACGATGTCCTCGACATCACCACGTTCAACGTGGTCGCCTGGATGCAGCAGAACCTGCGCTACTCCCTCGAGGAGGAGCTGGCTCGCGCCGTTCTGATCGGTGACGGTCGTCAGGTGTCCGACGAGAACAAGATCAAGGAGGCCAACATCCGCCCCATCTGGACGGATGACGAGCTCTTCTCGCACAAGGTTCTCATCGACAAGGACGCCAAGACCCCCGACATCATCGACGCGGTCCGTCGGAGCCGTAAGTTCTACAAGGGCTCCGGTTCACCGGTCCTGTTCACCACGAACGGCTTCGTGTGCGACATGCTCGAGATCAAGGACCTCAACCAGCGCTACGTCTACGAGACCAAGCAGGCCGTTGCCAACGCTCTGAACGTCTCGGACGTCATCGAGGTCGAGGTCATGGAGGGCGCCAAGCGCGAGGTCGGCGGCAAGACCCAGAACCTGCTCGGCATCATCGTCAACATGCAGGACTACACCATGGGCTCCGACAAGGGCGGCGAGACCTCATTCTTCGAGCAGTTCGACATCGACTTCAACCAGCAGAAGTACCTGCTGGAGGCTCGTTGCTCGGGCGCGCTGACCAAGTACAAGTCCGCGATCGTCATCGAGAAGGCCACGGCCTGATTCGGTCAAAATGGCAAGATTCTTCGGAAGCATAGGCTACGGGCACGCCGTCGAGACATCTCCTGGTGTGTTCGAGGACAAGATCACGGAGAGGGAGTACTACGGGGACGTCAACCGCTCCCAGAAGCAGTACGACGGGGAGGCGAAGGTCATCCAGAATCTCCGCCTCAACAATGAGATCTCCATCGTGGCCGATTCCTACGCCGAGGAGAACTTCTTCGCCATCAAGTACGTGAGGTGGATGGGGGCGCGCTGGGTCGTCACGAACGTGGAGGTCCGCCGCCCCCGCCTCATCCTCAACCTCGGAGAGGTGTACAATGGCCCAACGCCTTGAGTTCCACAACAAACTCATCACAGCGCTGGGCTCGAGGAACGTCTACTTCCAGCCCCCGGAGTCCGTCCAGCTCACCTACCCGTGCATCGTGTACGAACGGAGTCGAGCCGACTCGAAGTTCGGCGACAACGCCAATTGGATGTACACACCGCGTTACTCGGTAACCCTCATCAGCAGGAATCCCGACGAGCCGGTGCTCGATGCCCTTGCGGCCATGCCGATGTCTACCTTCGAGAGGCACTTCGTGGCGCACAATCTTCATCACGACGTGTTCAACATCTACCAAGGAGTATAGATGGCTGTCCTGACCTGGGACGAGACGGGCAAGAAGTTCTACGAGACTGGTGTGGACCGCGGTGTCCTCTTCCCCGTCGACCTGGCCACCGGTGCTTACGCCAATGGCGTTGCCTGGTCCGGTCTCACCAACGTCACCGAGACTCCGAGCGGCGCGGAGCAGACTGACCTGTACGCCGACAACATCAAGTACCTCTCCCTGACCTCGGCTGAGACGTTCGAGGGCAAGATCGAGGCCTACACCTACCCGGACGAGTGGCTCCAGTGCGACGGCTCCGCCGTTGTCGACAAGGTTGTCATCGGTCAGCAGGACCGTTCGGCCTTCGGCCTGGCATACCGCACCATCAAGGGTAACGACCAGAAAAAGAACAACTACGGCTACAAGATTCACCTGCTCTACGGCCTGAACGCCTCTCCTTCCGAGCGCTCCTACGGCACGGTGAACGACTCCCCCGAGGCGATCACCTTCTCCTGGTCCTTCAAGGGCACTCCGGTCAACGTGACCGGCCACAAGCCCACCTGTGTCGTCACCCTCGACTCCACGGTTGTCGGCAACAAGGGCATGGCCGCCATCGAGAAGCTGATCTGGGGCGACGGTGTTAACGGTTCCAAGCTCCCGACTCCCGACGAGGTCATCGACGCCGTCAAGGTCGCGGTCTGATGACTCCCACGGACCCCGTGATCCGCTCCGGGGTCCGTGGTGACTTCCAGGGAGGAACGAATGTTGACGATTCACGTCGTCGGGGATGAGCTCTACGACGAGGATCGCAATGAGTTCATCAACGGGTTCGAGGGCGACCTCGAGCTGGAGCACAGTCTCGTCGCCCTGTCAAAATGGGAGGCCAAGTGGCATGTCCCATACCTCGGCAATGAGAAGCTCACCCCTGACCAGGTCCTGGACTACGTCAAGTGCATGACCCTGAATGAGATAGACCCCGTCGCCTATTCGCACCTGACTCTCGAGAACATCCAGGCCATCAAGGAATACATCGAGAACAAGATGACGGCCACGACATTCGTCGAGGTCGAGGGGTCCAGCCCCGATCGAGGGGTCGTCACTTCGGAGCTCGTCTACTATTGGATGGTGGCTCTACAGATCCCGTTCGAGTGCCAGTACTGGCACATCAATAGACTACTCACACTCATCCGAGTGTGCAACGCGAAGAATCAACCCGATAAGAAGATGTCGACCGCCGCCACGCTTCGACAGAATCAGGCTCTGAACGCGGCGAGACGGGCCAAGTACCACTCACGAGGTTAGTATGCCTGGTGTAACTCCTCTACTTCACACCACTGTGCGGGGAGAGTCCAGTCCGTTCAGCACAGTCTACATCTCCCCGACCAATGGGGTCACCGACGCCTCTGTCACTCTCGGGTCCAACCCGAACTTCGAGCTGGACGTCGCCTTCTACGCGGGGTCCCAAGCCCTACTCAAGGTTGTTCGTCTTGACGGAACCTCGGACCAGAAGCTCATCGACCTCAAAGAGTCCATGCCTGAGAAGGTTGTGTGGTTCAACTCTCGAGCCGGGTCTGGTTACGGGACGTTCGACACCAGTTGGAAAGAGATCACCTCTGGAAACGGAGCGGGCTCGTACCAGTATCGCGTAATGGCTGGATTCGTGTTCATCCGGATCAAGGGCGATGGTTGGCAGCAGACCATGTTCAACGGCAACATCAACGAGAACCGCCGACTGGTCGACATCCCGGCCGGTGCTCAGGTCAAGAGCCGAGTGTCGTTCCCCCTCCCCAAGGGGGATGGGACGATCGACGGATCGGTGATCGAGATCTGGCCCAATAACACCGTGACTTTCAACATCAAGGCGGTGGGCGTCCGAACGGTTCCCGTGGTCTTCGCTCCGATCGAGAACTCCAACGGTTGAAAAGGTCAAAATGACTGTATCTCAATACGCAGCGTCCTGCGCCAGGTACTACGCCGACGTCGCGGATGTCGGCTACTCGCAGCCGGATCGCTGGACCTTCTACGATCGGTCCGACTGGGACGGTTGGCTCATCAATCCGCCGGCCAATGCGGACTGCTCGGCTCTAGTTGCTGGCTGCTACAACCTCGCGGCTCACCACGAGTGGGGCGAGCCCTTCACCGCCGGCTATTTCCCCAGGTCAACCTGGACAGGATCGCTTCGGGAGGAGTGTGCTCAGCGCAACTTTGCCGACATCTCGGATTCCTGGACGGGCAACGAGCCCGAAGGCGGATTCGAGATCGGTGATATCGTCCTTTCCGAGGCGGCTTCGGGCGGTAAAGGGCACGTCGCCATTGTGACTGGTCTCAATCCGACAATCCTGTCTGAGGCATGGATCGCTGAGGACGGAAGTGACGATGGTTGGATGGGGGACCAGACGGAGCAAGAGGTCCGGTCCAAGGAGTACGACGAACATCCCTATACTCTGTCCGCATCTTGGACCCACTGCCTTCGCCGGCGGGACAACCACGGCGGCTCGGCCCCCTCACACGCCGAGTCATCCTCCGGGACCTCCATTCAGCAGGCCGTACTTCGCGCCGCTGATGCTGTCGGGTGTCCTTGGTGGGCTGCTCTCGGCTGCCTCAAGGTGGAGACCGGCGAGGAGGGCGCCAACATCTACGGCCACGACGCCGGAGGCGCCTGCTCGGGCTGGGGCGAGGTCACAGAGCACAACTTCAAGAACTACTTCTGGCCCATCGTATCCGAGTGGGGTACCTCGAACGGAGTCGGTCCGCTTCAGATCACCTACAACGGGTATTTCATCAACGATCCCGACCGAGCCTGGTGGGATCCGCAGAAGTCAGCCGAGGTCGGCTGCTCCATCCTCAAGGGTCTTATCGATGCCGAGGGTGATTCCTACGAGGACCTCCGCCGTGTGGGGTCTCGCTACAATTCCGGGACCATGTACGGGTCCTACGAAGCGTACGGTGTGCCGTTCTCCGATGCATGCCGGTACTGGTACAACAAAGGCCGTCCGTCTCAAGGTTCGAGCGACGGCGGAGAGGAACTCGAAGTGTCATACGCCACCGATCTTCTCGCTGAGATGAAGGATCGTCTCGTCGAGATCTCCGATCAGACCGGTGCCGGCATCGCTGGTCGTCGTTTCGACGGTCCGCTCGTCGGCTGGCTGAAGGATATCTCCTACAAGCAGGACAAGCTCCAGAAGTCTCTCGACGAGATCAAAGACAAGCTCGGCGATAGCAAGTGAGGTTGTTATGCCTTACTGTCATGTGAAGGGCAGCATTCCGCCGTTCGCCACTCTCACCGTCGATCCCGATGATGGTCCGACCTACGTCGACACGGCCGGCGAGAATGGTAAGATCGAAGGCATGGTGTGGTTCTTCCGCAACACCAACGCCCGTCTCTTCCTGGATGACCAGGGCTGGCCCGCCACGAAGACGGTCAAGCTCTCCGAGGACGACATCGTCGACGTCACCATCAAGAGCAACCGCCCCGCTGGCGGTGGAGGCGGGGGCAACGGTAATGTCATGATCCTCGGTCGCGAGGAGCAGGTCCCCGCAGGAACCCCGCCTAACACGGTTATCGTTCGAAAGGTCTGATCATGGCGTCTCCCATGAAGGGTATCGCGGTTTCCAAGAACCCGGACGAGAAACTCAGTGTTCCGTCGGTTGCTGGGGACTGGGCGCTGCTCGTAGTGGGCGGTCAACTCAACCATATGCAAGACTGCACGCCAGCTGGGTGGACCGGGAAGTATGCCGGAGGCGAGGACATCCGGTCATGCACCGTGGCCGTCAAAATGGTTGCTGATCCTGCCGACACCCAGAACGTGGCGTGGAAGTCCAAGAACGCAACCTACGCTGCCAGGTGCTGCGCGGTTCTTATTGTTCTCGACGGCGCTAAGGTCAAGCAACTTGTACCGAGGATGCCGGAGAAAGAATCCGCAGGCTGGCAGAACGGCCCATTCCCGCAGATCACCGGGTTCGTCCAGCACGACGTGAACACCGCATCGGTCGGCAAATTCCCGACCAACGTTGAGTCGTTAACCAATGGCGCCTGGGGCAAGCTCACGGACAAGTCCTGGTCGTCCCTGGTCGTCGGTTACGCTCAGTCCGCGTATACACCGCCAACGGACACCGGTATCAGGGTCCGGTTCGGCGTCGACGTCCGGCTTCAGGAGCAGAACGACTCGCTAGATCCGACTTTGGCCGACGGCTCCAAGATCGGGGTTGTTGTCTGGGACGGGGTCAAGGAGATCGGGACGCTCACAATGCGAGCGATTCCTGGGGGAGCCAAGACGATCACCGAGCTCCTCAGGACTCCGCATTTCATCGTGGCTCACAGGGGCGGATCCCTGTCCTGGCCTGAGCACACCGAGATCGCCTACACCCAGGCCGTCGACTATCACGCTCACGCGCTGGAGTTCTCGGCAGCCCGGAGCAAGGACGGCGTCTGGTTCGGGTGCCACGATCAGAGCATGAAACGTCTCGTTCCGGCTCTGGTCAAGAATGCCGACGAGTACACCTGGTCCGAGATCAAGGCGGAGGCGTCCAAGACGCAGTACATGCCGGCCAAGCTGGACTGGTTGATCGAGAAGTACAGCTCCACTCACGTCATCGTCTTCGATCCGAAGTACAAGATGGCTCAGTGGCGAGAGGTCTGCGACATGTTCAAGGGCATGGACCAGAAGGTCATCATCAAGGCGTACTTCGACTCCAAGTGGATGTTCGACATGGTTCGAGCTCGCGGTTTCAAGACCTGGGGCTACGCCTACAACTCGGATATCACCAAGACGGTCTACGCGGACTTCCTCAAGGGCAACGTCTGCGATATTCTATCCATGGAGTTCGATGCGCCCCAGACCACATGGGATCCTTTGAAGGCCTCGGGGCTTCCCACCGTTGCGCATATTCCCGCCACCGTCGACAACCTCAAGGTTGGATGGTCCCGAGGGGCCATGGGCGCCATTGTGGCCGGTATCGCGGCATCCTGTGAGAGGGCCGCATGAGTCCAGCGTTCACGCTGGAGATCGATTCTAGGATGGACACGGGGAAGTGGCTCGAGAGACTCAAGGAGGGCCGCTTCTTCGATTTCCTCGACGATTGCGGGCAGGCCGGGGTTGCTGCGTTATCCGCTGCGACTCCGGTCAGGTCCGGCTACACCGCATCCTGCTGGTCCTACGAGATCAAGCGGAGCGCCAACAGAGTCTCATTGGTCTGGAACAACTCCCACGTGGAGCAGGGTGTCCCGATCGCGGTCATATTGCAGTACGGGCATGGCACCAGAACCGGTGGCTATGTCCAGGGCGTGGATTATATAAATCCGGCGCTCAGGCCTATATTCGACAGCATCGTCAAGCAGCTTGAAAGTGCGGTGAGAGGCTAGTGGCGTCCATCGAGGAGCGGGTGGTCTCGCTCAAGTTCAACAACGGCCAGTTCATGAACGGGGTTCAGGACTCCCTCAACGGAGTCAAGAAGCTCGAGGAGGGGCTTGCATTTCGTGGAGGCGTCGAGGGGATCAATCAGGTCTCCGCAGCCGCCAAGAACCTCAATTTCTCGGAGGCCCAGGCGGGTATCGCCGAGACCACGAGCAGATTCTCGGCTCTCCAGTCGATCGCGTTCGGCGCACTCGCCAGCATCGGCGGCAAGATCACCGAGATCGGCTCCTCGATGCTCTCGAGCTTCACTGTTCAGCCCCTTATCGATGGCATGAAGGAGTACGAGCTCCAGCTCAACTCCGTTCAGACCATTCTCGCCAACACCGCTCAGAAGGGCGAGACGATTCAGACCGTCAACGCGGCTCTGGACCAGCTGAACACCTACGCGGACCAGACCATCTACAACTTCGGTGAGATGACGTCCAATATCGGTAAGTTCACAGCTGCCGGTATCGGCCTGGACGACTCGGTCGCATCGATTAAGGGTCTGGCTAACTGGGCCGCCGTGGCCGGAGCCAACTCCGAGGCCACCTCGAGGGCTATGTATCAGCTTTCGCAGGCCATGGCCGCTGGAACAGTGAAGCTTCAGGACTGGATGTCCCTGGAGAACGCCGGTATCGCCACCAAGCAGTTCCAGGACCAGCTTATCCAGACTGCCAAGATCCACGGCAAGAGCGTCGACGAGATGATCGCCAAGGACGGGTCGTTCAGGCTCTCCCTTCAGGAAGGATGGCTGACCCAGGAGATCATGATGGAGACCCTCAAACAGATGGCTGGGGAGTACTCCGACGAGCAGCTCGCGTCCATGGGCTACACCGAGGAGCAGATCGCTCAGATCCAAGAACTGGCCAAGACCGGTATGTCCGCGGCTCAGGACATCAAGACGTTCTCCCAGTTGATGGGCGTCATCGGTGAGGAGCTCGGTTCATCCTGGGGCCAGTCTTTCCGAATCATCTTCGGTGACTTCGAGCAGGCCAAAGCCCTGTGGACTCAGGTAGGTGCATTCCTCACCGGCCCGAGCGGTATCATCACCCAGATGGGCAACGCCAGGAACGCCCTCCTCCAGGGATGGGCGGACCTCGGCGGTAGGGAGCGGGTTCTCGAAGGACTGGCCTCACTGTTCCACGCCATGTGGGAGCCGCTCCAGCGCATAGGACAGGCGTTCTCTCAGGTCTTCAGCGGTCCATCCGCCGAGGGTTTGTACAGTATCTCCGAGGCTTTCGCCAACTTCATGGCCAAGCTGGTCCCCAGCGAGTCGACTATCGAGTCCCTCGGCATGTACTTCGAGGCGTTCTTCCGAGTCATCAAAATAGGTGTTATGGTCCTGTCGGACTTCGGCAAGATCGTGGCATGGATCGCCGGCGGAGCACTCAAAGGCCTTGGAGCTCTCATTTCCAGCCTACGTGGTCACACTGCGGACTGGTCCTGGCAACTGAGGGATCACGTCGTGGCCATTCAAGAGTGGTACGATAACCTCAACGTTGCCGAGAACGTCATCAAGGCCATCATCTGGACGGGCAAGGGTCTCAAGCGCATCTGGGAGAACTTCTCGGAGGGATTCCACGACGAGATCACGCCTAGCCTCAGGCGCCTCAGGGAGGCCTGGGACGCCCTGTGGGAGGCGCTGAAGTCCGCGGGATCCGGCATCAAGGAAGCCGTCGTCGGACCGTTCCGGGAGCTCAAGCAGGGCGCCCAGGAGGTTGGTCAGGCGCTCGGTATCGTCGGTGAGTCCACGGATGATGCGGGCGACTCCGCCGAGGAGAACGAATCCAAGTTCACCAAGCTCAAGAACAAGATCGTCGACCTGTTCGAGTCCGCCTTCAAGAAGTCCTATTTCTGGGGGCAGCACCTGGCTGACCATCTTATTCCCGCCATCGAGAAGCTCACCAGCTTCATCAACTGGCTGACCGAGTGCATCAACAAGCAGGCGGTCGTCGTCGAGGACTGGTTGACTCCGAAGATGCGGACTCTTGCTGAGCTCTACGACGAGATTTCAACCAAGTTCAGCGAGTGGGCCGAGCAGATGAAGAACGGCCCGGATATTGCGTGGTTGTCTTCCATCGGCGGTATCCTTAAGTCCGTTGGATCGGGCGTCTGGGGCGTCCTCAAGAATCTGGCGACCCTGAACTTCGATTTCGACGTAGAGCCGTTCAAGAAGGCCTTCAGCGACCTCAAGACGCTCATGGGGGAGTACGCCGAGTCCGTCAAGTACGGATGGAGCACCACCAAGGACTTCATCGCCAATCTTGAGCTCAAGGACAAGGCGACCGCGGGTTGGAAGAACTTCGTCAAACTCGTTCAGGGAATCGGAAAGGTTCTCGGAGCCATTGGCAAGGTCGCTGTCGTCGCCGCCAAGGCCCTCATCGAACCATTCAAGGGCGCGTTCGCCGAGCTCAAGAACATGGCGGACAACGGGGACTACACTGGCATATTCGACAGTATTCTGAAGGCCGGAGCCCTGGCCACGTTCATCGCTATGGCTCGCAAGGTCATATCCACGCTCAAGGAGTGGGGGCAGGCCGGCTCCAACTTCGCCGGTATTCTCGGAAGCGTCAAGGACGTTATCGACGGATTCAAGGACTCGATGGAGGCCACGACCAACAAAGTCAAGGCCTCCACGATTCTCCTGCTCGCCGCTGCTGTTCTCGTCCTGGCGGGCGCCCTGTGGGTCGTTGCTCAGATCCCGGCGAACCGGATCGTCATGGCCGGGTCCGCCCTGTATTTCATGTTCAACATGATCAAGAAGGCGGAGGACGAGCTGTCCGACGCCAAGGACGACAAAGACTTCAAGGGTATGGCTAAACGAATGTTCGCTCTGGTCTTATTGGCCGGGGTGGCGCTCATTCTCGGCAAGGCTCTGAAGTCCATTGGTTCTATGGACTGGGACGATGTCCTCAAGGGCTGCATCGGTCTGTACGCGGTAATACAGATGTTGATATCCATGGCCGACACCACCACGAAGAGGAACCGGGATCTCCTCGCCTTCTCGATCGTGGCAGTTCCACTGGGCATCGGTGTCTGGCTACTAGCCCAAGCCATCAAGCCCCTCGGCGAGATGAGTCTGGCTGATCTGGCGCAGGGCGTTATCGCTCTCGGATTCATCATGAAGATGATGACCATGATGTCGGAGATGGGCACGGTCAAGATCAAGAAGGCCTCCGCCTTCGCATTTCTCGCCCTGGCCCTCACCATGCGGCAGATCGCGAAGGTTCTCACAACGATCGGGGATCTGTCCTGGGGAGACACCATCAAGGGCATTATCGCCATGGATCTCTGCCTCACGTCTCTGGCTGTTGCCGTATCCCGCCTCGGCGAGGGTGAGGAGGGTCTCGGCGGTAAGCACCTCGTCGGAGCCCTGTCCGCGCTTATTCTCGCTGCCACGCTCAAGATCGTTGCCAAGGAGATCGCTGAGTTCGCCACTCTGGACTGGGGCACCTACGCCAAGGGTCTCACCATGATGAGCGTCGCCCTGGGCATCCTGGTCGGTATTTCCAGCCTGGGAGGCGGAGGACTCGGCGGCGCCGCGTCGCTGATGGTGACCGTTCTGGCTCTGGCCATGCTGGTCCCGGTCATGCGCACTCTGGGCGAGATGGACTGGGGGACCGCCGGCAAGGGCATCGCCATCATGGCCGCGGGACTCGGAGCTCTTGTTCTCGTCGGTTATATCGCAGAGGGCGCGGCCATAGGTCTGCTCGCTCTGGGTGGCGCCATATTGATGATCGGCTACGGAGTCGGCCTGGCGACAGGCGGCATAGCCGAACTGGTGAACGCCATCGCCAACCTGTCGACCACAGGCTCCGAGGGGGTCAAGACATTTCTCGAGGCCGTCGATGGGTTCATCGAGCGCATGCCCGAGATGGGCACCGCACTCGGGCAGGCTCTGATCAACTGGATGCAGGTCTTCGTCGACAACAAGGACACCATCGTCTCATATCTGGTGGTCATCCTGACGGCTGCCGCAGAGGCCATGATCCAGTCGATTCCGACGTTCGTCGAGCTGATGCTCACCATCATCAAGGCGATCATCCAGGTGGTCTACGACTCGGCCCAGGACATCATCGACTGTGCCATATTCCTGATCATCACTCTGTCAGATGCTCTTATTCAGAACATGCCGGCGCTGGTCGACAGGGGCGCGGACATGCTCACGTCCTTCCTGAATGGGATGAGTCAGAAGATACCTGAGATCGGGACGGCGGCTACCAACTGTATCGTGGCATTTCTTCAGAGTCTCGGGGACAACATGCCCCGCATAACCCAGGCGGCGTTCGAGACCATCATCAAGTTCATCAACGGACTCGCTGATGCGATTGAGAACAACTCCGAAGCCCTGGCTCAGGCGGGTATGCGACTCGTCACTGCCATCAAGAACGGTGTTATCAACGGGATCAAGGTACTCGTGACCACGGGCGTCTCCGGGATGAAGAATGCCGGTAGACAACTCGTCGAGGGCCTGAAGAATGCGATCAAGGGCAAGATCGAAGAGGTCAAGCAGACGATTCGCAACTTCGGTACCAGCGTTGTCAACACAACCAAGCAGGTATTCGGCATTCATTCTCCTTCTCGCGTCATGTTCGAGATCGGTGAGTTCCTGATGCAGGGTCTTACCAACGGTATCTCGGAGAACACCGAGCAGGGGATCGACGCGGCCTCCATGATGGCTCACGACACCGTCGACGCGCTCGCCAAGGGCTTCAGCAACACGAAGGATATTTGGAACGACGCGTTCGGCGGCGACATGAACCCGACGATCAAGCCGGTTCTGGACCTCTCGCAAGTGGAGGAGCAGGCCAGCAAGATCCAGGAGCTTCTGCCGCAGGATGATATTCAGGAGAACCTGTCGGCCAACATGACGACCCAGCTCGCGGGCAGGGCCGTCCAGGGCGCTCAGTCCCGCGTCGGCGAGACTGTGAACGAGACTGTGAACAACGGCAGCAACGTCGTGTTCAACCAGTACAACACGTCTCCCAAGGCTCTGTCTGAGACGGAGATCTACAGGCAGACGCATAATCAGATTGAACAGTTCAGAGGAGCCATGTACGACTTATGATCGAGTCCATAGAGTTCCTGACATATCGTCAGCACAGGATCGTGCTCTCACTCACGAACCCGTGGATCGAGGGTGTCGCAGTCAAATCCGTCGACGGTCTGTCGGCAACGAAGGCCTCGATCAACACCACGGAACTGGCTCTGACGGACGTGGCGATCTTCAACGGCGCGAGGGCGGGAATGAGGAACCTCAAGATCAAACTCGCGCCGTTGCCATATCCGGACATCGAGACGACTCGTCAGCACATATACTCCTGGTTCCAGATCAAGCAGCCCTTGTCCGTATACATCAACACGGACAAGCGCAGGGTCAGGACCGAGGGCTACGTCGAGTCGGTCGAGGCCGATATCTTCTCCAAGGACGAGGAGATTAACGTCAGCATATTGTGTCCGGACGCATACTGGCACGACGCTGACACGATGGTCAACCAGAACCTCGAGTGGAAGCGAGACATTGGGACTTTCGAGTTCGACTTCATGGACGAGCCCTCCCCCTCGCTCGAGTTCTCCAAGGATCGTGGAGTCCTGTCCGCGGTAATCGACTATAAGGGCGAGGTGGAGACCGGGTTCACCATGATATTCCGGTTCCGCCCAGGGGCCAAGCTTCCGATCACGGTCACCGAGACTTTCTCCAGGGACACCTTCAAGCTCACCGGAGCATTTCTCGACAAGACGTACTACAAGGTCGACCCGATCGTCGGCGGCGACGTTGTCACCGTCAATTCTCGGGTGGGCTCCAAGTACATCATTCGGACCAGAGGGGACCGCAAGGACAAGTTCCTGGCGGCACTGGATCGGAACTCGGACTGGCTCAAGCTGAGGCCTGGTGTGAACGAGTTCCAGATCGCCATGAACGATCCGACGTTGACCGACGTCTACTTCTCAACCGACGTTCTCTACCAGGGGGTGTGACGTGTATCTTGCTGTATTGGATGAGTCCATGATCATCCAGCATATCTGCGAGGACTACAAGTCCGTCGTCTGGACAGAGCGATTCCACGGATTCGGGGACTTCAAGCTCGTTGTCCCCGGAACCCTGGAGAATCTGAGGATTTATCAGCTGGACTACTACCTGTACACCAAGGGTACGAACAAGCTCATGATCATCGAGCAGGTCGAGCTCAATACGGAGTACGGCAAGGAGTCCCTGCTGACTATCAGTGGACGGAGCCTCGAGTCCATATTGGACCGACGGGTGATGCATCCTTATCCCATCTGGGAGGGCACCAAGCTATGCATGCACGAGAGGACCAAAGGACCGGTTAAGGACGTCATCAAGCACTACACCAACCTGCTATTCAAGCAGCGGGATTCTCTGGATGCGAATCACGAGCGCCATGTCCTAGGGTTTGGATGGTATTCGGTAGATGAGCTTCCTGACGGTATTCGCAAAGGTCGACCCGTTTCCTCGATGGATATCGGGAACATCAAGGTGAATGCCAATGGTAGTGTTCGCAACATGACGCAGAACGCCGGATTCACGCATTCCTCCTACGACGATGTTGATCCATACATCATGGAGGGATCCTGGTACAAGCTCGTCCAGGAACTCACGGACTTGACCATGTCGGGATGGGCCATCGAGTACAACGGGGAGGATCCGTACTACTGGTACGGGTACACATATAATGGTGTGAACCGAACATTCGGTCAGGGGGAGCGCCCCGCCGTGGTGTTCTCTCCGAAGTACGACAACCTGTCCAAGGCCACCTACTTCAAGTCCAAGGTGTCCTCACGGACCAAGATATTCTCAGGCGCCGTTAAATTCACTGTACCGACGAAGCTAACCTTCTCTGGTGAGTATCTCGACAACAACGGGGATTCCGCTATGCAGAACAACTCAGTTACCGTCGGAACTAAGGGTCTCGGGCTGCGGGAAGGCTATTTACAGAGCCCTTCGATCGAGCACACCAATGGGTATATGACCTCGACTGAGAGCGGTACCAAAGGCGTGGCGTCTATCGATCCCGAATCGATTTATCGGCAGATCGCCGAACAGTGCAATACCGAGCTGTGGAAGCACATGCCGATCGAGATGTTCTCGGGCGAGGCCGCTCAACAGTCCATGTACGTTTACAATGAGGACTTCTTCCTAGGCGATTTCGTGCAGATCCAGAACGAATTCGGGCAGCAGGACGTCGCTCGGGTGACCGAGTACATCCGAACATCCTCAGACTCGGAGGGCGACGTCTTCTATCCGACGTTCCAGTCCTTGTCCGATATTCAGAAGTCGAAACCGGGGTTGAACATCACATGACAGAGAGATCAGGATTCTTCGTCTCCATCAATGGGGACCGGAAGTACTCCGCGGACGACTTCGGCCGAATGTTCGACGGAGTCATTTCCGACGGAATCTTCCAGAACTGGGGGCGCGCCTATCAGGTCGTCAAGGGCAACGGTCGCCAGATCATCATCCAGTCGGGACGCGCCTGGCTCAAGGGTCACTGGCTCGAGAACGACGCGGAACGGTACTACACCCTGAATCCTGGCAGTACCGATGGTGATCGCTACGACGCCGTATTCATCCGAGTCGACAACACCAGGGCCGTTCGAGTCGCCAACATCCGGGCCGTTCAGGGTAACCCGAATCAGGGCATTCCTCAGCCGACGCAGACCCCCGACAACTACGAGGTCCTCATCGCCGCCGTCCGCGTCCCCAGGGGCGCCCAGGACGCGACGGCCTTCGAGATCATTGACTGCCGCGGCAAGTCCGGGACCGAGAACGCCCAGTGGGCTCAGAGCGTCATGCAGCCCAAGCAGATCGCCCTGAATAACAAGTTCGATTTCCTGAACGCCTTCAACAACGACCCGAATCTGAAGAAGGTCATCACTCGGGGCAACAATCTCGGCAAGACCATCACGGCTGCCCAGAAGATGGCCATCCGGAACGGAACGTTCGACGGGATGTGGTTGGGCGACTACTGGCAGTTCAACGACAACACCTGCCGTTGGATCATCGTCGACATCGATCGATATCTGGATCACCCGAACGGGACGAACCAGCACCGGATCACGATCATGAGCGATCGGAATCTGGGTATCGACAACATCGGCGAGGCAGGTTGGTGCAACAAGGGCTGGAGCGGCTCCAAGATGCGCCACGACTATGCCGAGGGCATGGTGCGCTTCGCCTCCGCCCTTCAGGCGTTCGATATCTCGGACTTCAAGACCTTCCCGGTGTTCGAGCCGCACGAGTTCGAGAACACGGATAATTCCTGGGAGCTGACTGAGAAGAGCTGGAGCTGGGAGTACCCCAAGGTCACCATTCCGTCGGAGTTCGAGATGTTCGGCTCCAACTTCGTCCACGCCAGAGTCAACGGCGCCGAGAACAACGTGGCGCCGATAGCTCGTCAGCTCAGCTATTTCCGTCTGGGCAATCCGATCCCCTTCTCCGGCGAGTCGTTCTGGCTCAGGGATCAGGTCACCAAGAACCGCTTCGCTCTTTATTACGGTGACCAGCGACACGTCTCGTGGGCGGACTGGACCAGCAAGTACGGCGTTCGCCCGCTCATGTCTATCGGAGGCTGAATGCAACCCATGGTGGAGCTCGTGATCACCATTTTCGGCTCGGTCCTCACGAGTAGTGGGATCTGGGCATATCTTCAGAAGAGATCTGAGCGACATGACGCCAAGACCCAGCTGATGCTCGGTCTGGCCCACAATCAGATCGTGGCCATGGGGACGGCATATCTGTCTCGGGGCTATATCACGATCGACGAGTTCGAGGACTTGCAGAAGTATCTGTACCAGCCCTATCATACCTTCGGCGGCAACGGGACCGCCGAGAAGGTCATGGACGCCGTGAACAGGCTTCCCATCCATTTCCCGGACACCAGAAGGAAGGACAAGCGTTTTGTCTCTGTCGAATCAGACCTACAACACCCTGAAGTGGATTGCCCAGATCCTGCTGCCTGCCCTCGCCACCCTTTATCTGGCGCTGGCGGGCCTGTGGGGGTTCCCTCACACTGAGGCCGTCGTCGGCACCATCACCGCCCTCGACACCTTCCTGGGCGCTCTGCTGGGTCTGGCATCGAAGAACTACGAGCCCAAGGTCGACGGCGTCCTCCATGTGGACCACAAGAACCAGGAGGTCTACGCCGCCCTCGAGACTCCCGCTGAGGACATGACCAAGAAGGACACCGCCACTCTCAAGGTGTCAGAGGTCGCCTGAGACGCGGATCAGACATGGACCATAATGATACCCCCATTTGAAAGGAACACCATGTCCGACAACAAGCCGAATGCGCAGACCGCCCTGGATGACGCTTACTCCTTCATCGACGGCATGGATCCCGACAGTGAGGCCTACACGCACGCTCTCCGCAACATCAAGGACCTGGAGCAGATCCAGGACGCCAAACGGCGTCGCTTCTGCCCCAGTCCCGATGCTGTGGTGGGCGCTGTGGGCTCATTCGCCGGAATCCTCGCCATCCTGAAGGCCGAGCAGATATTCCCGGTCGCCTCGAAGGCTCTCGGTTTCGTCGCCAAGATCCGCATCTGAGAATCAAGACCTAGGACCCCACAAGGGTCCTAGGTTTTTCGATTCTGAAAAAATCCCGGGGTGAGAATTCGGAAACGCGATTTCCACAGGTCCTATAATGAGACCCCTCAAGAAAGGAACCGTCATGTCCATCATCTTCACCATCTTCGGAATCCTCTCCTTCGGCATGTTCGCCTACGCTATCTACGCCCAGAACAAGCAGATCGAGCAGCTCAAGAAGGTCGTCCGTGCCCAGCGGAAGACCATCGAGAGCCTGTCGACCCCGCTTCCTCAGGACGCAGCCAGCGTTCAGCAGCGCTTCGAAGAGAGTTGGAACGAGATCAAGAGGATCTTCGACCACGACATCACCCGGAACTGATACCTCACTCCTAGAACCCTCACGGGTTCTAGGTTTTTTCGCAGGATCCACAGGTCCTATAATGAGACCCATACGAAAGGATCATATCATGCTGATCTCCCGCCTCGTCGAGAACCTGATCAAGTCGATCATCTACTGCGTTGGCATCTACGCCATCGTCAAGTGGTGCATCAACCGCAACAAGAACTCGAAGCAGGACTTCACAAAGCCCATCCACATCGACACCAGTCTCTGACAACCCGTGCTCCCTAACAGGGAGCATAGGTTTTCACGGGTTTTGCAAGGCCTATAATGAGACCCCAGACTCCTACGAAAGGAACTACAATGACCCGCATCGTCTTCGCCGCCAAGCTCTTCATCAACAAGATGCTTGAGGCGGAGGTCAAGAAGGCCATCGACAAGAAGGTCGCGGAGCAGAACACTCCCGCCAACTGACTGATACTCACTCCTAGAACCCTCACGGGTTCTAGGTTTCTCGAGAAAGGAACGCACATGAACGACGCTGATGTCCAGGTTATCTATCGCGACATTGACCCGAAGACCAACACGATCCGAGTGACCCTCAAGGTGCCGAAGGGCACGGACCCCGATACCGCCAAGGCAATATTCCTAGAGGCCGTCAAGAACATTCAGGAGGACTGCCGGTGAACCTCTCAATCCTCAAGATCGCCCAGACATTCATTCTGCGCAACTCGCACCATATCCTCACCGGATTGGCACTGATGGGCATCGGGGCATCAGTAGCCCTGAGCGTCCGTGCGGATCGTCAGATGCACGAGTGGGATATTGACGAGTTCAAGCGACTCACCAAGGAGCAGCGGATCAAGATCTACGCCAAGATCTACGCCCCTCCGGCGATCGCCATATTGGCCACCGGGGCCTGCGTCCTCGGAGCGCACAGCATCTCGGTCAAGCGGGAGTCGTCGATGCTCCTCGCCTACGAGGGAACTCGACAGATGTACGATCGTTATCGTATGACGGTCCAGGAGCGACTCGGTCCGGAGGAGAAGCAGATCGCCGAGAAGGCGGCCTCCAAGACTCAGCCGGTTCCTCGTGAAACGATCGTCTACGGCGAGGGCGACTGCCTGTTCTACGACGCCTACAGCGGGCGTTATTTCAAGTCCACTGTCAACAAGATCGATCGAGTCGTCAACGAGCTGAACTACACCTTGCTTCGAGAGATGTGCGTCAGCCTCAACGAGTTCTACGCAGGCATCGGTCTTGAGGGCATTTCCCTGGGCGATCAGCTCGGGTGGAATGAGCAGAGGCAGATCGAGGTGCACTACGGCTCCCGGGTCACTGACGAGGGTCGAGCCTGCATCGTCCTCGATTTCGTGATCGAGCCGACCGAACGGTGGTACAAGCTCTCGTGAGACCAGCATAGGCTATGATGAGACCCCTCAAGAAAGGAACCGTCATGTTCAAGAACTCCACCGGCCACAAAGCCCTCTCGCTCGCCGCCGAGACCTCCGCAAGCATCACCGCCTCAGCCGTTATCGGCGCTCTCTGCCCCCCAGCCGGGGTGGCACTGAGCCTCGTATACACGCTCGGCAGCTCGATTCTCGGAGGCGCCGTAGGCGAGCCCGCAGGCCGTATTTGGGCCAACAAGATCGCTGATTACATCGACGCAGCACCCACTTCCATCAAGGACCTCAAGAACAACTAGACCAGCCATACCCTCGAACAGAGGGTATGAGTTTCGCGATTTTCACACGTTCTATAATGAGACCCCATCAACTCGAAAGGATACTCCAATGACTGAGACCACCGTTACCACCACGACTCCGTCCACCGAGCCCGTTGAGGACGACTCCCCCGTCGTCACCGTCAACTGGAGCAAGCTCGGCCGTATCGCCAAGAAGAGTGCTCGCTACGCCCTGCCCGCCGCAGCCGGCTTCGCAGCTCTCTGCCTGGTGAAGGCCCTTGCCTCCAGCGACGACGACACCGAGGAGACCGACTCGACGTCTTCGGACGACGTGGTTGACGCTGAGCTCGTCGACGACTCCGACGACTGATACAACCTCGACCCCAGGACCCCTAACACGGGTCCTGGGTTTCTCATTTTCGAAAGGAACGAGCATGGAGCTTCAGACAGCCGTGGTGGTCACCCTCACCGAGAACGGCAAGACAGTCAAGCGCACGATCAAGAAGAGCGAGCAGTTCGACGAGCAGACCTCGTGGGACCATATCGTCAAGATGACGAAGTCGCTCGCCGGCATCACTCTCAACTCGATCGCCTGAGGAGGCATATTCATGATCAAGATGAACGTCAGCGCCGAGACCTTCGACGGGGACATGGTCACCGAGACCCTCTGGTTCCACATGAACAAGGTGGATCTCATCGAGCTCCAGCAGTCGGAGCCGGGTGGTTTCACGGACACGCTTCAGGCGTTCATGTCCCGCAAGCCCGAGGACTGGACCATGTCGGACAAGTTCAAGCTGTTCGATTTCTTCCGCACCATGGTCGACAAGGCCTACGGCGAGAGGTCGTCGGACGGCAAGCGATTCCGGAAGTCCCCCGAGATCCTCGCCAACTTCAAGGACAGCATTTTCTACGACGAATTCGTCCTGAGTCTGCTGGAGGACGAGGATAAGAGCATCAAGTTCTTCAACGGCGTCATGCCCAAGAGCCTGATCGAGCAGGCGAAGAAGGAGCGCCCTGACGTCTTCAAGACGATCGAGGCCTGACATCCATATCCTGAGGAGGCCCCGGGGAGACTCGGGGCCTCCCATTTCCCCAGAAAGGACGAACATGACGGACAACATCCCGATCCGAGGAGACCTGCCGGCCAACGCCCGCAAGTCCAAGCCCAGGCCCGAGCGCATCGTATCCACGCCCGCCAGGATCGACAAGGGATCGCTCGGACGCCAGGCTCTGAGCGCCTTCTTCGCCGAGGACATCAAGGAGGTGGGGAACTACCTGTTGTGGGACATCGCCCTACCGAGCATCAAGAACGCCGTCAGCGATATCTTTACCTCAGGCATCGACCGTCTGCTCTTCGGCGGTGATGGCGGTCCTCAGCGCTCCAAGTCCAACAGGACCTACACCTCATATTCCAACAGGACTTATGGCAGGCACGAGACTCCGACCGAGCGGGTCTACACCCAGAGAGACCGCCGTGAGCACAATCTCGAGTCCATCATTTTCGCCACTCGCAACGAGGCGGAGGACGTCCTGAACCACCTGATCAGCATCTGCGATCAGTACGACGTGGCGACTGTCGGTGATCTGTACGGCATGGCCGGGATCTCCCAGACGTACACGGACGAGAACTGGGGCTGGAGGGACTTGCGAGGAGCCAGGGTTGTCCGAGCCCGCAACGGGTATATTCTTGATCTGCCAAAGCCGGAGGACGTTCGATGAAGAGTGAGGACCGAACCACGGCGTACGGGGTCGGAGCCATATTGGTGGTGCTCGCGGTCACAGCCGGGCTGATCGCCCAGGAGATCTGGCTCGCGGCTCTCAGTCTCATGACGGTGGCTCTCTGGGTCGCCGTAGGATTCATTTACGACTTGTGGAAGGATGACGACGAGTGACAGTAGCGCAGATGCGTGCTAAGCTGCGCACAGCTTACGGCGGCGCCCCTGCATGGGTTACCAAGGTCAATCAGATGAGCGATGGACAGGTCATCGCCGTGTACAACAAGCTGAACGAGAGGAAGTATTTCGCATCATGAGTCTCACCATTGTTACGCGCCTCATCGGCAAGGGCGCTCTCGTGGCCTCGAAGCACGCCCCGGCCATATTGACGGGTCTGGGCATCGCCGGGTTCACAGCCACCACGGTTCTGGCGGCAAAGCAGACGCTGAGTGTCGGCGAGGCCACATGGGAGGACCTGAACGAGCTGTCGACAGTCAAGGCGGCCGAGGACGAGGAGAAGTTCGAGAAGAAGGATATCCAGATCGCCAAGGCCCGTGCCTGGGCCAAGCTCGCCGGCAGTCTTGTCAAGCACTATGCGCTGCCGCTGAGCATCGGGACGGCCTCCGCCATTTCCCTGATCCTCGCCCACCGCATTTCAGCCAAGAGGATTGCGGGTCTGTCCATGGCCTACGCCGGTCTTGAGGAGTCCTTCCGCAAGTACCAGGACAAGATGAAGGAGAGCCTCGGCGAGGAGACGGTCGAGAAGATCATCGACCACTCCAACGAGAAGGCCCTCGACGAGGCCAAGAAGCAGTACTACGACGAGACGGGGCGCGAGTTCCAGCTCAAGCCCGAGGAGTTCATGAGGGAGCTCGGGGTCTCGCCATATGCTGTCATCTTCGATCAGAACGCGGGAGCCTGGGAGGGCAACGAGGACTACAGCCTCATGATCCTCCACGCACAGGAGAACTACGCCAACGATATTCTGAGGACTCGAGGGTACCTGCTCCTGAACGAGGTCTACAAGGGTCTCGGGCTTCCTCAGACTAGCGCCGGTGCAGTGGTCGGCTGGGTCTACGACAACGAGGACGGCGACGGCATCGTCGAGTTCGGCAACTTCGAGGTCCTGAACTATCGGGACTACGATCCAGTCATCGGACGAGAGGTGACCAAGTTCGTGCTCGACTTCAACGTCGACGGCGTGATCTGGGACCAGATCGACAGGCTGGCCATTCGATGAAGGCGGTGTTCTTCATCCTGCTGGGTTATTTCATCGGACGACTGATCGCGAGAAGGGAACGATAATGCATTTGCTGCCGGCGCTCGTCGTCGGTCTCACGGCGGGATTCCTCGCCGTGCAGGACTGCAAGGACGAGAAGTGGACCACGGAGAAGGAGCCCGAGCGGGGGTTCGCATATTCCGTCGAGGTCTTCCAACCGATCTCGGATGAGGAAGTTGAGGAGAACAACGAGATGAAGGAGAAGTACGAGGAGGTCCTCAACAACGAGTATCTCCGGTTCGCCATGGAGGAGGACATTTCTGAGGAGATCGAGGAGGAGCCCGTCGCCGAGGGCGAGTCTATCCGTGAGATCACGGAGGACGAGTACGATGACGGCGCTTTCAATTTCGATCGGGTCGGACTGATGTATTTCACGGAGGACCGCATCCTCTGCGACGGTGACATGGTCACGATCGACAACGTGAGCGAGTGGCTCGGTAATGTCGACCTCGAGACGCAGTCGGACGAGATCGTCGTCAAGTGGATCCGCAACTTCGATCTCTCCTACGATATTCGCCTCGAGATCATTGAGGACGCGTACTCCGGATCCCGCTGATGGAACAGGAGTACTTCGACTTCCTGCTCTCGTTCCTAGACGAGAGTGATGGGGAACAGCCGAGCATATTCGACAGCCATCACCTCCTGTGGAAGCTCCACCATATCGAGTTCCGCTACTCCGCCATGATGGACCGCAATCGGGACATGGATGGTCGTGAGTGGCGGAACCGCTATGGCGTCAAGCTCTCACCGGCATTTCGCAAGAGCCCTGCCAGCGTGCTCGAGGTTCTGCTCGGGCTCGCCGATCGCATGGCCTTCGAACTCGATGACGAAGAGGGACTCGACCCGTATTTCTGGGAGATGATCGAGAACCTCGGAATCAACTACACGGACTACCAGTTCGACAACAGCGGCAACGCCCTGGACAGGAAGGTCGACAAGACCGTCCAGAGGTGGATGAGCCGTCAGTACGATTCCCACGGACGCGGAGGCATATTCCCCCTCGAGTCCGTCCCGGAGTTCTACGAGTCGGATGAGTTCCAGAACCAGAACCGTCTTGAGCTCTGGTACCAGATGCAACTCTATCTGGCGGAGAACTACGACATATAAGGAGTCTAATGGATTTCTACGAGATTAAGGAGCGAGCCCTCAAATCGGGGACGACCGAGGTACGGCCGGCCTGGCGTGTTCTCCGATTCAAGGACCTCATGATTCGTGGGAAGTCCTTCTACGCCGTGTACAATCCCGAGACGCATTTCTGGAGTACTGAGGAGTACGACTTGATGCGGATCGTGGACGCCGACGTCGCCCGTCGATTCCAAGAGGCCTCAGAACGAGTCGACGGGTCCGTCTGGGCGCGGTATCTGGGGGACTACGACTCCAAGACATATTCTGACTACAAAGCGTGGATGTCCAAGCTCCCGGACGTCTACCACCCTCTTGACGGCGGGATCCTGTTCGCCGACCAGACGCCCAGAAGGGAGGACTACGCCACCAGGACTCTCACATATTCGCTGAGTGACGATCCATGTCCCGCCTACGAAGAACTCATGAGCGCTCTCTACGATCCGGACGAGAGGGAGAAGCTCGAGTGGGGCATCGGAGCCGTGTTCACGGGGGACTCCAAGTGGATCCAGAAGTTCTTCGTGCTGTACGGCTCGGCCGGCTCCGGCAAGTCGACCGTCCTCAATCTTATCTCGAGGCTGCTGGACGATCATATCGGTCAGTTCGATGCGGCAGCTCTTGGGCGTCCGGGTGACCAGTTCGCCCTCGAGCCGTTCAAGTCGAATCCTCGGGTCGCCATTCAGCACGATGGCAATCTTGCCCGGATCGCGGACAACAGTCGCCTGAACAGTCTCGTATCCCACGAGACGATGGTCATGAACGAGAAGGGGAAGTCTCTCTATTCGTTCACATCCGAGGCCATGTTGTTCGTGGGCACAAACCTTCCGGTCCGTATCACCGACTCGAAGAGCGGACTGACGAGGCGTCTCATCGACGTGGAGCCCTCGGGTCGCAAGCTCGATATTCATCGGTACAATGACATCATGGACCGAATCGAGGGCGAGCGGGGCTCCATAGTCAAGCACTGCATGGACCTGTACATGTCCAAGGGGTCGTCGTACTACGACGACTACAAGCCAATCGGCATGATGAGTAAAACCAATCCCATCTTCAACTTCCTCGACTTCTACAGCGACGAGTTGGATGAAGAGGACGGTATATCCCTGAAGCGCATCTACGAGATGTATAAGGAGTACTCCCGGTCGTATTCGGACGGATACGTATACCCCATGTTCAGGTTCAAGGACGAGATCCGGGACTACTTCGAGGAGTTCCACGATCGCATCATGATTCATGGGGTCAGCAGGCGCAAGGTGTACAAGGGCCTATTGAAATCCAAATTTTCCCAGGGGGAGAAATCAGAGAGCCCGATTCCGGACTGGACCGACATGAGCGAGAGGGACTCGTATCTCGACGAGCTCTACAAGGACCGTCCTGCTCAGTACGCCAACGAGAACGGTCTCCCATCATATCGCTGGGACGACGTCTCAACCACTCTCAAGGATCTGGACACCAGGAAGGAGCATTATGTCCTTGTACCCGAGAGAGACATTGTTATTGACATCGACCTCGACAAAGACCGCACTCGATGCCTTGAAGAGGCTCGGAAGTGGATACCCTCCTATGCTGAACTCAGTCGATCGGGGGGTGGAGTCCACATCCACTATCGATACCCGGGGGATCCGTCCGAGCTATCCAGGATGGTTGCCCCGGGAGTCGAGTGCAAGGTGTACTCGGGCAAGTCGGCCCTGCGTCGGCGTCTCACCGAGTGCACCGACCACCAGGGCCTTACCGAGGTTGAGGTCGGATATCTGCCCGTCAAGGAACAGTCAGTGATCAAGCAGGAGGTCATGCAGAGCGAGAAGTCGATACGCAAGCTCATATCTCGCAACCTCCGAAAGGAGATCCATCCCGGGACAAAGCCCAGCATCGACTTCATCAAGAAGATCCTGGACGACGCCTACGAATCGGGTATGCCGTACGACGTGAGCGATATTCGTCAGAAGGTTCTCACGTTCGCCATGAAGTCGACTCATCAGGCCGACTACTGCATCAAGCTCGTTCAGGAGATGCATTTCTCCTCCGAGCATGATCACGAAGAGGAGTTCGAGGAACCGACGGACGACGATACTCCGATCGTATTCGATGTCGAGGTGTTCCCGAACCTATTCCTCGTGAACTGGAAGGTTCGGGGCTCGAACGAGATCCAGAGGATGATCAACCCGACCCCGAACGAGATCTCCGATCTTGCCGAGAAGAGGCTCGTCGGATTCAACAACCGCCGGTACGACAACCATATCCTCTACGGTCGGATGCTGGGGTACTCGAACGAGCAGCTCTACCACCTCTCACGCAAGATCATCAACAATCTCATCAAGGAGGGCTTCAAGGAGGCCTACAACCTGTCCTACACCGATATCTACGACTTCGCCGCCAAGAAGCAGTCCCTGAAGAAGTGGGAGATCGAGCTGGGCATCCATCACAAGGAGCTCGGCCTCCCCTGGGACCAACCGGTGCCGGAGGACCAGTGGGAGGAGGTCGCGGCATATTGCGACAACGACGTGATCGCCACTGAGAAGGTCTGGGATCACCTGGAGGCCGACTGGGAGGCCCGTCAGATCCTCGCATCGATCGCGGGCCTCCCAGTCAACTCGAGCACCAACAACCTGACCACCAGGATCATATTCCAGGGCCAGAGGAACACTCAGCAGTACCTGAGGTATACGGACCTGTCGGAGATATTCCCCGGCTACAGGTACGAGTACGGCAAGTCGACATATCGTGGTGAGGAGGTCGGCGAGGGCGGATACGTCTACGCCGAGCCCGGTTACCACGAGAACGTCGCCTTGCTGGATATCGCGTCGATGCACCCCACATCGATCGAGAATCTCCAGCTGTTCGGACCGTACACCAAGCGGTACAGCGAGCTCAAGAGGGCTCGTATTCTCATCAAGCACAAGGAGCTTGATGAGGCCCGCAAGATCCTGAACGGTGCGCTGGCTCCGTATCTTGATGATGAGTCGAATCTGGATGCGCTGGCCTATGCGCTGAAGATCGCTCTGAATTCGACGTACGGACTCACGGCCGCCAAGTTCGACAACCCGCTCCGAGACCCCCGGAACATGGACAACATCGTCGCCAAGCGCGGCGCATTGTTCATGGTCGACCTGAAGCATTTCGTGCAGGAGAAAGGATACACGGTTGCCCACATCAAGACGGACTCGATCAAGATCCCAAACGCCGACGATCGCATCATATCGGAGGTCTTCGAGTTCGGCCGTCGCTACGGCTACGTATTCGAGCACGAGGCCACTTATGATCGGATGCTACTCGCCAATGATGCTGTGTACATCGCCCATGACAAGGACGGATGGCACGCAACAGGCAAGCAGTTCCAGGAGCCGCTCGTGTTCAAGACCATATTCTCCGGAGATCCTCTTGATCTCGAGGATGTCGCCCAGACACGATCGGTTACTACTCGCATGTTCCTCGAGTTCGGGGAGGATGACCGGAAGTTCGTCGGCCGTGTCGGGAGCTTCCTTCCGGTTTATCCGGGAACTCCCGGAGCGGGTCGACTGGTACGAGAGAATCACAGAACTGACAAGGAGGGCAATGAGCTCATTTCCTACGGCGATGTCAGCGGTTGCAAGGGCTATCGCTGGCTGGACTACGAGGACGTCCAAGGCGACTGGCGTGACGTGTACGACGATCGATACGGCAGGCAGCTCGTTGATGCTGCCATGGACCAGATCAGGAAGTGGACGGACGTCGACGCCTTCCTAGCCGCATGAGTCGCGAGAGGGGCAGGGCTTATAATGAGACCCCTTACAGAAAGGAACTGACCATGTCCTGCCCCTCTCTCGCCCAGCAGAGCATCTTCTCCCTCTTCGCCGACAAAGGTGTTACCCTCGCAGTCGCCTCGTACGCATACTACTCCGTACTCGACTTCTGCCGCCAGTACCGCCCCGACGCCACGAACGAGGACATGCTCGCAATGGCCGAGGACATCTGCGACTCGTACCAGACCATCTGAACAACTCACCCCCTAGAACCCAACCCGGGTTCTAGGTTTCTCGAAAGGAATGAACAATGACCGAGTCAGTCTACGACGGCGCCCAGACCGCTGCTGATATTCTCTACGGCTACCGCAGCTACCTGAGGGCCGAGATGGTCAACCTCACGAACGAGGAGATCGAGGACCTGATCAAGAAGCTCAAGAAGTGCGCCGACAACAGCCACGGCCCCAGGAGGCATGAGGAAATCAAGGGACTCATCGATATCTGCCGAACCGAGCTCGACGAGAGGGATCTCGTGCACTGCCTTGTGGAGGCGGGTCTCATCGTCGGGATCACCAACGTCGACGTCATTTCCGAGAACGACGTCCCGAAGGAGGACTGAGATGATCTGCAAGAAGGACGTCGAGGGCGGTAAGGCCTTCTGGGTGGCCGCCATTGCCTCCCGAGTCATCCTCCCGAATGGTGAGGAGGCTGAGCGGAAGACTTACGAGCCGAACGGGTGGTATCTCCTCGGCGCGGATGACGAGTACTGGCTCTACTTCGTCGAGGACATCCATCACGTCAACTACGCCATGGGTTCTCGAATGGTCGCATATCCTGTGAAGGAGCCCTATGCGATCTACGAGAAGTCGAAGTACGAGTACGAGCTCAAGGACAGCAAGATCGTCATCAGCGAGAAGAAGACTCTCGTGCAGAAATTTCTCAAGGTCACTTATCGGGGGAGGGCCGGAGTCGAGGAGGTCCTCAACGGCCTGGAGGAGGTCCTTGAGAGCTTCGACGAGAAGAAATTGAAGACTCTCCAGTACGAGCTCGACATGTTCCGTGAGGACTTCGACGACTCCCTCACCCCTGAGCAGGTCGAGTGGTTCGACAGACTGTACGACATCGTCGCATCCGAGCTAGACGCCCGCTGGCTGCTGAAGAAGCTCGAGGAATACAATATCGTCAAGATCGATAGGGGCGCCTGATGCTGCGACCCAAGCCCATCCCGGAAGAGCAGAGTCGAGCAATTCTCGATCAGTTCTACGAGATCGACGACATGGCCAACCAGATATCCCAGCACCTGGACTACCTCGAGTACCTCCTCGAGAAGGCCGGGGTCCTGAAGGACAGGGCCAAGAACCACTACACGAAGCATGAATGGCAGCACATGCGATAGGAGGTACGCACTCTACTCACCGCCTCATATCGTCGACCAGGTTCTAATCCAAGTCTACACTCCCATAGAGAGGAACGAACAATGCCCTCGAACACCTACACCATCAAGAACGCCAAGCTCCTCTTCCGCAATTTCGCGGGAGTTCAGGACCGATTCGGCAATTCCGCCCGCACCTTCTGCGTCATCATCCCGGACGACGCCGTCGAGGACTTCCAGCGGGAGGGTTTCAACATCAAGACCCTGAAGCCCCGTGACGAGACTGAGGAGCCCCTGCCCTTCATCAAGGTCAAGGTCAACTTCGGAGGCCGTCCTCCCAAGCTCGTGTCCATCCTGGGCAAGACCCGCACCCTGCTGAACGAGCAGACGGTCGGTGCTCTCGATTTCGCCGACCTCGAGCGAGCTGATATCGCCATCCGCCCCTACCACGGTCGGACTCGAGCCGGCGTGGAGTTCTGCTCGGCATATCTGGACAAGGGCTTCTTCACCATCGTGGAGGACGAGCTCGAGGCCATGTACGCCGAGGAAGAGGATGACGAGGAGGTTCCATTCTGATGCAGGCATCAGAGTTCAAGGTCCGGATGGTCAGACCGCGTCCGGGCATATTCGAGGCGGTCCTCATCACCGAGGAGAACAAGGAGGCGGTCAAGCAGTGGGTCAGCAGGGACTGCGGGAACGCATATCCTCTGTTCGGCCTGGGTGACTGGGTCATCAGGAAGAGCTCCACCACCATCGAGGTTCTTCGCAGGGACGATTTCTTCGCCCAGTACGAGGCTATCCTCTAACAACCATATCCACGGAGGGCCCTGGGGAGACCTGGGGCCCTCCTATATCCTACGAAAGGAACGAACGATGCTCAAGAGACTCTACCTCCGCCTGTCCGGGGAGCGCACCTACATATTCGACATCAACGAGACCGTCCACACGGAGAAGGGTGACGAGGAGACCTGGCTGGTCCGCGTCGAGCCCAATGACCTCGGTGTCTGCGAGGTCGTCATGAAGTCAACGGACTGCATATTCGACGTCATCGAGAACGAGACCCTAGTCGCCAAGAGGATCCAGCCGAAGGAGTGGAACGTCCTCGTCCACGCCTGGCCCAGCAACGGGCACTGGGAGCTCAAGGGCTCGGTCGACTGGCAGGACAACGGGGATCTCCTCGTGGACAACGGGTACGGATCCCAGTCATATCTGCCGGCCCGCATGTGCAACTTCGACGTCGACGAGAAGAATCGGACCATCACGGTTCGTCAGAAGGACTGAGGTCCTGTTTTTCGGTATTGCACTTGTGAGAAGGAACGAACGATGACATTCACACTCATCCTCGAGGACGGCCGCGAGGTCAAGAGGAATATCAAGGATTTCGGCTACGAGGGCGATATTGCCGACCAGGACCCCAATACGGCGATGGTCGTCACGGAGCTGGACGACAACCTTACATATCTGCCACTGTTCATGTTCGTCTGCGAGGAGTGGACGGACGACGAGATCGTTGTGCGGGTCGACCGGGCATGAAAGCATTCACAGTCGAGAAGCTCGTGTCGAGCTGGATCATCCGCAAGGACCATGACATCATCGGAGTGGCGAGCAGCTTCGGAGAGCTCGTCGATATTCTGGAGGATCTGAAGTGAGCAAGCCGGCACCATCCCTCAAGTCCTACGAGTACTTCCGCGACGGGCGAATCTGGTCCAAGAGGAAGAAGAAGGACGTGCCCGTCGACGAGTCCCGCTACGGGAAGCCCTGCATCCATTTCTTCGTCGACCGACGGATCTATATGCGTCTTCTGGACGAGCTCATCTGGGAGCACTTCAACAACACCGAGATCCCCGACCAGCACGAGCTGCGCCATATCGATGGGGACGCCTGGAACTGCGCCCTGGACAATCTTGAGCTGGTCGACCTGAAGGAGGAGTTCGTGCCGATCATGGAATGGCCCGATTTCGGAGTCAACAAGGACGCGGAGATCATCAATTTCACGACCGGCAACCGGATCGCCACCAGATTCCGGGAGGACCGGGATCGCAGGGTCGTCTCATTCCGAGCTGATGGGCAGACTCGCACCCTCCTGCTGCCGAGGCTGGTATGGCAGGCGTTCCGGGGGGATATTCCCAAGAACCACCACCTCGGCTACAAGGATGGGGATAAGACGAACTGCCGCCTCGATAATCTCGTGCTCCTCGAGGGGGGTAGGCCGTACAAGCCCAGGCGGACTCGATGGGAGCCGGACGAGAACGGGTTCATGCCCATCGACTACTACATCAACATGAAGGATGGAGTGAAGGGGGAGGTCGAGAGTGGCATTCCGCAGCACTGCCGAGTCGTCCTGTGAGACATTCCGGGACTCAGTCGTCGATGACATCGAGGTGAGCGACCTCGGGAGGGTTCGGCGTATCTCGACGGGTCAGATCCTGGCCACATATCGTCGGCCGAACGGGTACGTTCAGATCACGATCTGGGACCGTGGGATCAGACGGACTAAGTACGTCCAGAAGATGGTCTGGGAGGCCTTCAACGGCCCTCTGGAGCCCTTGCAGAGGGTTGCCCATATGAATGGCGACCGGACCGACAACAGGCTCTCAAATCTCTTCCTGGAGTCCCACAGCGACTCGATGAAGAGGGCATGGGGCGCCAAGAGGCGCCAGTGGGAGCATATTTACCAAGGAGTTCTGTGGTGAGCGAGTACAGGAGCCCGCACAACGACGGGCATGATCCGTACATCCTGATCTGGGAGTACGGGAGCGAGGTCCAGCAGGCGGAGTTCGTTGAGCGCTGGGCCGAGTACGAACCGGATACCGGTTGGACCGTGTGGTATTTCCGTCTCGATGACGGACGGGTCATGACATTCCGAGCTCTTGAGTGGGAGCAGAAGGACGACGTCAATCATCTGACAACCATTTATTTCACGCCGAAGCGGAAGGAGAACCCTTGACACCCCCAGAACCGATCAAACTGTCCATTTATCGAGGCCCTATCAAGGACTTCGAGGGTGAGAGTCTCTACGATTTGCAGGTCTTCTCGACTGATGTTGGCGCAGTGGCGTTCGTGAATGACCTCGTTGCCAACAAGACCATATACGACGGACTTCCGATCGAGTACGTCAGCATGTGGGGATCATCCGTCCGCATCAAGATCCAGGAGGCCTGATGGCGGAGAAACAGGAGCCCGAAGAGCAAATCGACGACCTGCTGCCGTATCTGCAAGATCTTGTGCAGAAGCTGAATGCGATCGAAGTCGAGCGGGCCAAGTCGCCGCTGCATATTCGATTCGGAAAGTAGGAGCCTTGGGTCCGGTTGATCTGTGGCCTCACCAGGTCGAAGCTGTGAAGAACCTGGGAAATGGCTGTATATTGACTGGGAAGCCTGGCTCGGGGAAGTCGGTTGTCGCCCTCCAGTACTACGTCGAGAGAGTGCTGGGGGTGCGGCATCCGGCCGACTTGGGCCGTAGGCTCGCAGAGGGCCCCCGTCTGGTCATAATCACCACCGCTCGGAAGAGGGACGACCTCGACTGGCAGGGCGATGTGGCCTTGTACGGGCTGACGCACTACACAACGGTCGATTCCTGGAATAACATCAGCAACTACCGCAACATCCGTGACTCCTTCATCATATTCGATGAGCAGAGAGCCATCGGGAACGGCAAGTGGGCGAAGACATTCATCAAGATGGCCAGGAACAACGAGTGGATCATGCTGTCGGGCACTCCCGGGGATAATTGGCTGGACTACTGCCCGGTATTCGTGGCCAATGGCTTCTTCAAGAACCGCACCGAGTTCGAGAGGGAGCACTGCCAGTTCAACTACAGGGCGGGCTATCCTCGTCTCGAGCGATATCTTGGGCAGGGGAAGCTGTTGCGGTTGCGGAACAAGATTCTCGTGGACATGCCATTCGTCAAGAAGACGATCAAGAAGCGTACGGACGTGCCGGTATCGTACGAGGAGAAGCCATATCGTACGATCCAGAAGTACCGCTTCGATCCGTACAAGGAGGAGCCCATCAAGAACGCCGGAGGCCTCTGTCATGTCTTGAGAAGAGTGACGAATGAGGATCCTGTGAGACTTGAGGCGGTGAGAGGACTGTGCAAGGTCCATCCTCGGGTCATAGTCTTCTACAATTTCGACTACGAGCTCTTCATGCTGCGGTCGTTGAGGGATATTCTGGGCGTTCCCGTCGCCGAGTACAACGGCCACAAGCACGATCCCTTGCCGGAGGGTCCTCGTTGGGTGTATCTGGTGCAGTACACCGCGGGGGCCGAGGCTTGGAACTGCACCACCTGCGACACCATGATATTCTTCTCCCAGAACTACTCGTGGAAGGTCATGGAGCAGTGCGAGGGGCGAATCGACAGACTGAACACTCCTTATTCAGTCCTGAACTACTACTACCTGAAGAGCCAGTCGCCCATTGATCAAGCCATCTCGAGGGCGATTCGGGTCAAGGAGATCTTCAATGAGAGGGGTTTCTACGACTCTTTGAGCTGATTGTTGTACCACCCGTTGTACCACTTGGTATGACGGGTGGACAACGATTCTGTTATTTGTGTGACTGGAGTGACGCATGCGTTTGCCAGTTTTTTTGCCAGTTTTCTGGCAAAACTGGCAAGGGGCAAAATTGGTCTTGTACTTGTGTGCCAAATTTTGCCAGTTTTGGAGCGATTTGCCAGTTTTGAAACGGGGGTGGCAAACGATCTGGCAACCACTTTTCGTTGGAATTGCAACGTTTTACCCCTCATTTTGCCAATTTGCCAGTTTTGTTCTGATTGCCAGGGATTGAGTGAATTTACTATATATATAGCGAGTATAAGGGACCAGGTGGCAAGTTGTCAAACAGGTCTTGTACTTGTGGATCTAGTCTACTTGCGGCCAGGGTAGAGGTTCTGTCGAGGCTTCTGGCAGCGGGACTCATATCTCAAGCCTACAGGGTCCAGGATCAGTGCATGTACAATAGACCGCGTCGCGAACATCGATCATAATGAAGGAGATGGGACCTCCATATTTTGGACCCTCTTTTTCACCATAGCCCCCACGGCTGATCACAACTACGCTACCAGCAAGTTCACTCAATCACTACATAGTTGACGAGCACCGACCCTGCGCCATGATCAGCCGTGGGTATAATTCTTGACTCGAGGATAGACCCCATGCTCGAACGAGACTACCAGCGTGGCCTTATATCCAGGATCGAGGATCGCCTGCCCGGATGCCTCATCCTCAAGAATGACCCGAACCACAATCAGGGCATACCCGACCTGATCATAATATTCGGATCCAAGTGGGCCGCGCTCGAGGTCAAGCGGAGCAAGGACGCTCCGCATCGCCCCAACCAGGACCATTTCGTCGACAAGCTCGGCCAGTGGTCCTTCGCTTCATTCATATACCCGGAGAACGAGAAAGGAACGCTTGATGCTCTGGAACAAGCACTCGAGGCTGGAGGGCCTCCACGCATTTCTGAGCGCCAGCAAGCACAGCTGGGTGAACTACGACGACGCCAAGCTGGACGAGGCATTTCGGACGGCTCAGGCGGCTGCGATGGGGACCAGGCTCCACACCCTGGCCGCCGAGCATATTCGCCTGAAGCTGCGGATGCCGAGGAACAAGGCCACCTTCAACGCCTACGTGAACGACGCCATTGGCTACGGTCTTGACCCCGAGGTCGTGCTATATCACAGCGAGAACGCATTCGGGACCGCCGACGCCATCGGTTTCGACGAGAAGAAGCGCCTTCTGCGCATCCATGACCTAAAGACCGGTGTGACCCGAGTCAACATGGTCCAGCTCCATATCTACGCAGCCCTGTTCTGCCTGGAGTACGAGAAGCTGCCCGGCGAGATCGACTTCGAGACCCGAATCTACCAGAACGACGATATTCTGGTCGACAAGCCGCAGCCAGATGACATCGCCCATGTCATGGACAAGATCACATGGTTCGACAAGCTCATCGAGGAGATTAAGTCCGAGGAGAACTGATGGACTCCGATATTCTCATCCACTACGGGACCAAGCGCCACTCGGGTCGCTACCCGTGGGGATCCGGTAAGGATCCATATCAGTCGGCTCAGGGCTTCCTCGCTGAGAGGGACAAGCTCAAGGCCCAGGGTATGTCCGAGGTCGATATTGCCAAGGCCTGGGGCATGAGCACCACCGAGTACCGTGCTCTGAACAGCATCGCCCGTGCCGAGAAGAAGGCGGGCGATATTTCTCGAGCGTCCAGAATGAAAGACGCCGGTCTGCCCAACACGGAGATCGGTCGACGCATGGGACTCAACGAGTCCAGTGTCCGTGAGCTTCTCAAGCCCAACGCGTCATTTCGCAAGGACGAGATCACCAGGGTCAAGGACATATTGGCCGACGAGGTGAAGCAGAAGAAGTTCATCGAGTACGGTCTGGGAGTCGAGCAGAACCTTCAGTGCTCGTCGACATCCTTGAAGACCGCCGTTGAGGCCCTCAAGGCTCAGGGATATACCACCCACGACGTCAAGGTCAAGCAGGCCAACAGCGATAACTACACCATTCTCAAGGTTCTTGCCCCACCCGGGACCAAAGCCGCGGATATTCATGCCCACAGGGAGAAGATCCGCACTCCTGGTGTCGTCGTCGATGAGAAGGGCATATTGTCCACTGGTCTCAAGACTCCTCGAGCCATATCCTCGAAGAGAGTCAGCGTCAAGTACGCCGAGGACGGCGGAACCGATATGGACGGCGTTATTCTGATGCGCCGTGGAGTCAAGGAGCTCAGTCTCGGCGGCTCCAACTACGCCCAGGTGCGCATTTCCGTCGACGGAACGCACTACCTCAAGGGCATGGCCATGTACTCGGATGATATTCCGAAGGGCAAGGACATCGTCTTCAACACCAACAAGAAGAAGGGCACACCCATGATGGGCGGCAAGGACCACACGGTTCTCAAGCCCATGAAGGATGACCCCGATAATCCGTTCGGTGCTGTTGTCAAGCAGAGGATGTTCAAGAACCCCAAGACCGGCAAGAAGGAACTGAGCGCTCTCAATATTGTGAACGAGGAGGGCAAGTGGGATTCCTGGTCCCAGTCCCTGGCCTCACAGTTCTTATCCAAGCAGTCACCCAAATTGGCCAAGCAGCAGCTTCAGCTCACCAGGGATGGTAAGCGCAAGGAGTTGCAGGAGATCATGTCGCTCACGAATCCCGTTATTCGCAAGCGCATGCTCATGTCATTGGCCGATGACTGCGACTCGGCTGCGGTTCATCTGAAGGCGAAGGCTCTACCCGGCCAGGCTTCTCAGGTCATATTGCCGATGCCCCATCTCAAGAAGGGCGAGGTGTATGCTCCTAATTACCCTGACGGTAGCGTTGTTAGTCTCGTGCGTTATCCTCATGGCGGGACTTTCGAGATCCCTACGCTCACTGTTAACAACCGAGGCAAGAAGTCGAGACATATTCTTGGCAATGCTCGGGATGCTATTGGGATCCATCCTCATGTCGCTGAGCGCCTTAGCGGTGCTGATTTTGACGGCGACTCCGTCCTGGTAATCCCCAACAAGGGGAAGACCAAGATCCGATCAACCGCCCCACTCAAGGGACTCAAGGGCTTCGAGCCCAAGAGGACATATCCCGGGTACAAGGGAATGAAGCGGATGTCGGATACTCAGACCCAGATGGGCAAGGTGTCCAATCTTATTACGGACATGACCCTGAAGGGCGCCAGTGCTGATGAACTGGCTCGGGCCGTCCGCCATTCCATGGTGGTCATCGATGCCGAGAAGCATAATCTCAACTACAAGCAGTCCGAGATTGATAACGGCATCGCCGCTCTCAAGCGGAAGTACCAGGGAGGCGCCGATAAAGGCGCGGCCACTCTTATTTCCAGGTCCAAGGGTGTCAAGTACGTCCCCCATCGCAAGCCCCGTAGTGCAGCGAAGGGCGGGGCATATGATCCCAAGACTGGGAAGAAGGTCTACGAGGAGACCGGCGAGTCCTATATTAACAAGCAGGGCAAGCTGGTCAAGAAGCAGACCAAGTCCACCCGGATGGCCGAGACATCTGATGCCAGGCGGTTATCTTCTGGTACCCTGATGGAGGGTATTTACGCACAGCACGCCAATGAGCTGAAGGCCATGGCCAACGATTGCCGTAAGCGTGCCTTGGCCACCCCCTCCATCAAGAGAAACCCCCGTGCCGCCAAAGCATACGCCCCCGAGGTTTCATCCCTCCGGGCCAAATTGAACAGGGCCCTCAAGGAGAAGCCCCTCGAGCGGCAGGCACAGCTTGTGGCACAAGGAGTTGTGCAGAAGAAACTTGATTCAAATCCGAATCTGAGCAAGAAAGAGCGCGCCAAACTGGAGGCCATGGCCATCAAGACAGCCCGTGAGAGGCTTGGTTATAATCGAGCTGGAACACGGATCGTCCCCACACCTCGTGAGTGGGAGGCCATCCAGAAGGGTGCTATTTCGAACTCGATGATGGAGCAGATCATGGCCAACTCCGATCTGGACACTATCAAGAGCCTTGCTCTGCCGAAGCAGAAGCTTGCTCTTGCTCCTCATCAGCGCTCTCGCATCGATTCGTTGCGCTCTAACGGCGCTACTACAGCAGAGATCGCTGACTCACTGGGCATCTCAGTAGCTAGAGTCAAGGAGTACTTGCATGGCTAGGAGAAAGCTCTCAGAACACCGCCAACAGACCTCTAATGGAGGTGTATAGGCCATGCTACGCCTAGCACTGACCACTGAGGACAATCCTTTCGATCCTTTCGATGAGTTCGATGAATGGTTTGCATTCGATGTGAGTCAAGGCTACCACACCTGTGCCTACCTAGCACGGGTCGCCACCAACGCCATCCGCGCCATCCGCATGCAGAGTCCGCGCGTCGGCGTCGTCATCGCCGCAAGGGCGGGCGGACAGATTTTGTTTGGCTTCAACGCGACCGACAGCGCGTTTGAAGTCGTCCCGCAAGTGTTCGTGTGGAACCTTTCGTCTTCCGACAACATCGCCGTCATCCAACACAACTTCCTCGACCTGATGGCGGAATGCCGCGTCGAGCATATCCGCATCCTGCACGACGTTTTGCCGGAAAATGCCGACCTGCCGACCTACGCGCAGTCCCTGTCCCTGGACGGACACAACCCATTCTTCTCCGAACACGCCTAAACCGCCT